CGCCAGTTATAAATCCGCTTGGGTTAGACTTAGCGTAGAAATTTCCAGTTTGTGAAGTAGTAATATAGGAGGAAAGATTTACGCCAGTAATTAATGGATTTCCACTAAAGATTGGAGCGCTATTAAAAGTTTTAATTCCACTAATAGTTTGGTCACCAGTTGTTAGTACTGAATACGCATCTCCTACTTTTATATTTTTATCACAGCTCCAGTCGCCAGATAAAATTCTATTTGTCCAATCTAAAGTAGCGTATTGATAACCAGTGGGGATTCTTGTTGTGCCTCCTCCTGCAGAAGTTAAATAGCCCTTTTTAGTTCCTAAAGGGCCACCTGCAAATACTATACCGTAGCCATGTGCAACAGGCGATAATCCACCTCTAGTAATTGATACTGTTGGACTAAAACCAGTTGGAATACCTATTCTTGTTGCATTATCTGTAGATGTAGTTAGCCCGAGTAAAATAGTTTGCTCTAGTTGTCCTGCAAAACTTACATTATCTTTAAAAGTTTTACTTCCACTTATATCTTGAAATCCAGTATTGTAAACAAGATTAGGTGCCCTGACTGGATTTGTTAGAACTACATTTCCATTTATTATAGATATATTAACTCCAGAAAGACTTAGATCATTTATGTTATTTAAATTAACTCCTTCTGCAAATGTTTTAATTCCACTAATAGTTTGATTTCCAGTTAACAGAACTGTTTCATTTAAAGTAACTCCAGAAATATATTTAAACAGTAGACTACTTTGAGAACCTATTGTATCAATAAAAAATCCACTTAAATCAGCTTGATCGATTTGCTTTGTTCTTATAAAATTAGGCATATTATTTTACCTTACTATGATAAAGAATACTTGCAAGATAACTATCTACTTGGTGATCATAAGCAATAGAATTTACGCTAGCAACAACTTCTTGATTTTGATCAACTGGTTGTTTAATATAATCTTCTATTTTAGAAACCCAATTTTCTGGAGTTTCATTTGCTACAATAATTTTACTAATTTGTTCTGCTACTTCTTTTTGGTTATAGCTTAATTTTTTAATATTATGTTTTTTACGAAGAGCAGATGATACTTCTTCTTCTAGTTTTTGAGCAAGAACAAGGTTTTCTTTTACTTTAGAAAGACTAAACTTATCTTCGTTAGCTTTGGATTGTTTGCCTTGACCAATTGGAGAAACATTTTTAGTACTTTGTGGTGTTCCAGTTGAACCTCCTGGTCTGCCAGCTTGTTGTTGACTTCCTCCAATAAGTGGTTGATAAAATCCTTGATCTTTAAGATCTTTAAATCTTTGTTGAGCTTCAATAGATTCTTCCGCATTTGGAAGTCTGCCAGTTTCAATAGCTTTAATTCCTTCTTCTGGAGTTAATACGCCAAGTTCTATTAAACGATTATAAATTCTAGAATATTGTACATCATCTTTAAGGTCAATATCTTCAAAATTTGGAACTGGATAATTTTTAAATCCAAGATCTTTACTAATTCTACGAATCTCAGGAACAAGAAATTCATTAATAAATGTTTGACGAGCTTGTTTTAATCTTTCAATAAATACTTGCACTTTAATACTTTGATTAGCAAACTTTTCGCTACCAATAAGAATATTATTTAAACCAATTTGAATATCTCTATCTACAACTTCATATTTTTGTGGTCCAATCAAAGAACCAATATCTGGAATAACGAATTGCGCTTTAGTTGTATAGTCTGCAATTAAAACACGGCCAACACTTTGATTTTCAAAAAGAGTTTGCATCGCTTCAAGATTTTTTTGATTGATACCACCATTATCGGGAGTATCTCCCATTGTGATAAGGAGTACGGATTGTTGCATTGTGCGAGTAACTGCCATATCCATCTTTTTCATTTCAGCTTTCCAGTTGATATCTTCTAATACTGGAAAACCCATTGGTACTGAAAATGGCTCGTAATCTTGTTTCTTATAAAATGCTGCTGAAATTCTATCTGCTTCAAGAGGAATTGTTAAAATGCCAATTGTTTTTCCTTTGATTAATTTTTGAGTCTCTGGTGGTAAACTATTTAATACTTCTTTATCTTCATCACTCTTTGGATTCTTTAATCTTTCTAATTCATAATCAGTTAATATTTTATAATACTTTCTTTGTGCGAAATTAATAGTTCCAGCAATTTGAATATCTGATGGATTTAAAATAATATATTTAGATGGTAAATTAACCGCTGCGGTTGAGCTAGTTAAGCCAAATGTTTGAGTAATTTTATTAACATCTTCATCTTTTACTTTAGTATCAAATCTATAAATGAAAACATTACCAGAACGATAGTATTCTCTAAAGAATTTATCTTGAATATCTGTGATATTTATTTTTCTGAAAAGGGCTTCAAAGAAATTTCTTGATTTAGAACTACCACCAGTAAAGTAAACATTACTAGTTGAAAACTCTGTCATTAAATCAATAGTATTTCTGAAAATAGCAAAATTATAATATGCTTTTTGGCAAAGAATTACTGCATCACGAATATTAAGATTAGATTCATTTTTAATACCAGTAGAATATCTAAATGGAATAAGTCCATCATCAATATTCTTGTATCTATCTGTTCTAATTATTGTACTTGAAGCATTTCTTCTTACTGATGTATCGCTTGAAGCTCTAGCTTTACTTTCGTAAGTAGATGCTGATGCCATTAGCGGTACGATTTCTTGGCTTTTAGTATTTTTTGATTTATTTTTAATTTTTTTAGCCATTTTACGTGGATTATTACACCTTTATTTGATCATAATAGGCGAAAAAGTTGAACTTTCTATTGTTTCTGGTTCTTTCATCATATCATTATAGCATTTTAAAGCCCAATTTGCTAACATAAGTGCTGAATAATTATCTTTTCTAGCTTTATTAGCAGAAGAACTTCTTTTAAGGTGTTGTGGTAAATCAAAACTTTGAGTACCACGGCTAGTACTAGAATGCTCGACTAAAGCGCATTGTTTTTTAGTCTGATATATATAATCATCTTGATTTTCAATAAAATCTAATGTAGTCCAATCTTTTTTATCTTCGCCTCTAATTAAATCTAGATTTGCTGCTCCTTGATTTAATACTTTATTAAAGAAAGATTCATATGCACCAGTTTTACTAGCAAACCATATTTTCTTATAATCAATACAAGCTTGCAAATGTTCATTAGCTTTACGAATAAATGTACTTGTGAATACTTGATTAAAAGCTATTTTTTTATCTTCTATATTATATTTTTTTCTAGCATTTTTTACCATAAGATCATAATCAACGCCTTCTAGATCACTATCAAAATCAAATGTTTTAATTTCAAGTTTATCTTTTTTAAATAATTCTGATTGATTACAAGCTGATAAGAAAACATCTGCTCCTGCATTATCTATAATCATTAAAATAATATTAAAATTACTTAATATATAATATAAATATGCAACGTGATTTTTTAAATTACCTAAACCAGCATAAGTATGAACTAATGTGCCTTGTCCTGTTTCATCATCTACCTCTAAAATAGCCATAGCAAAATAATCTGCATTTGGACTATCACTCATATTAGGATCGATGCCAAGAATATATTTTTTCTTTGGATCTCCTCTTAGTAAAGTATGAGGAGCTTCTCCTAATGGTAAAGTACAATCTTCCATTTTCTTTGCATTAAAATAACTATCACTACCATCTGTAAATCGGGCACAATACTCTCTCATAAAACTACTATGACTAAATCCACCCGCTTGAGCTTCTTCAATAATTGTTTTATCAATCATTTCTTCTGGCAGAGCTTCGTAACTCATTTGACTAACAAAATATGTAGCTTCTTGTTTTTCTTTTGATTCAATTTTTTCAGACCATTCTTTATAAGTCTTGTAAAGATTTTCAAAAGTATAACTAGCAGATGAAAGCGCAACCATTTTACTAGTATTTTCAAAAACCATTCTCTCATCTTCTTTCATTAGACCTTCGCTAATTAATTTATCTTCAAATTCTCTAATTTCCATACGCTCTTTCATGTTTTGAGGAGCAACCAAGAATGGCATTAATACATTTTTAATAATTTCTTCTGGAAGCAAAAGAAACTCATCAAGGACTAGAATGTTTGCTCTAAATCCTCGAATCTTTTCACCATTAAGAGGAATAGCAACAATACTGCCACCATTAATTTGCCATTCAAATTGATCGTTTCTTTTAGCTTTTGCTCCAAAACATTGAGCGAGCAGTTCTGCACCTTTACTATCTACAATTTTTTCTAAGTTATTAAAAATAAAACGCGCAGTTCTAAATGTTGGACCAGCAATTAAGATTTTAGTATTAGGTTCAAATACACATTGAAGAAAACAAAATACTGCTGCCATAAATGACTTACCACAACCACGACCAAACACGCACATGTTAAAA